GCACATCTAACTATTATCATCAGAGTATTCCTGTTGAGACGCGAAACGAACTCTTCCAGAAGTTTATGGAACAGAATCGCGATTACATTGCGCTCTTGGCTCAGGAGTTTGAACGGAAGAAGTCTGCGGAAGTGTATAAGAAATCTAAGATTACCGACACTGGCGATTTGAATCCCACTAAGCTCTATCGGTATAAGCTCTTGGATGATGTGATCTTCAAGAAGCGCATGAAAGTGTACAAAGGCAAGTCCCATGGCATCGTGTTACTCTTAGATAAAAGCGGATCGATGCAGCGACAGATCAAAGAGTCTATTGAACAGATTTTGATTCTGGCGATGTTTTGCCGAAAGATTGGTGTGCCGTTTGTTGCGTATGGATTCACGTCGCAGCTGAGTGGAAATCAATATTCCAAAGCACAATGGAATACGCAGTCTGGTGATTTGATCATGAGTAATGTGAGTCTGCGGGAGATTATCAACTCCGAAGTATCTGCGAAAGATTTTCGTGAGATCATGGAATATCAATTGTTGTTGGCGTCCCTTCATGAGAAGGGGCATGTTCCTAGGGAAGAAGATCTCCAATCAACTCCTCTGAATGAAGCCTTGGTTGCCATGGACCCGATTTTACAGACCTTTCGGCAGCGGACTCGAGTGGATCTGTTGAATCTGATTATTGTCCAGGATGGTGATACGGATGGCAATACGATCATCTCTCGCGGTGATCGTGGTTCTGATTATATGCGTGTGTATGGGTCCTCTAAAGACTATCGGTATGTGTTGCGGGATCGGGATAGTTCTATGTCTTGGATGATGGATGCTGGCGCGACGAAGCGCACCTCAACTGCAGTTATTCTCAAATGGTTACAGCATCGAACAGGTGTTTGTGTGTTTGGGTTTTATATTGTTCCTCCGTGTGACATTGGTCATGCATTCAATTATTATGCTGACAAGTATGGAAACAGTGCTGATCCGATGACGGCACCGAAATTGAAGAAGATGTTTCGTGAGGATCGCTATCTGGAATCGTACACAGATGGATATACACGATTCTGTTTCATTCTTGTTTCTAAAAATGAAGCAGAAGAACTCAATGATATTCTCAAGACCCAAGACTACACGAAGACGAAACTGGGGAATGCCTTTGCGCAGATGTTCCGCAGAAAGAATACCAACCGTGTCTTGGCCACGAAATTTATTCCGTTGATTGCATAAGTTATTGATTTGATTAGGGAACTATACCAAGAAAAAACTTGACTGTGTTGCGTGGGTATAGTATAATAGTAGTATAGAGTGAAAGTGGTTCTTATCTAACTAAAGGAGAGATTATGAAGACCAATGATCGTGAACGTTTTTTGAGTGAGTTACAGAAGCTTCAGTCTTCGATTGTTACGAAGAAGGAAGTTGTCGCAATTGCAGAGAAACTTGGGATCGGGTATCCTCGATTCTTCCTCAATGATCCCGCCAATAAGGTTAGTTGGGGGAAGTATAAGGTTCCCGTTGATGCAGTCGCGTTGGCGAAACCAGCACCGGTGATTCCTATTCATCCCGCACCGACTATGACAAGTGCCGACTCATTGATTCCTGAACAAGTCGCCAATTTTGTACCATTTGGACATTTTGCTGATATCAAGACGATCATTGCATCACATCAGTTCTATCCTGTGTTTATTACGGGTCACTCTGGTAATGGCAAGACACTGGCCATTGAACAAGCCTGTGCGCAACTGAAGCGCAAGTTTGTGATTGTCTCAATGACGCCTGAAACTGACGAAGGTGATTTGTTGGGTAACTTTGTGTTGATTGATAACACGATGGTCTGGAAAGATGGTCCCGTGACTCGTGCCGCAAAAGAAGGTGCGGTGTTGTGCTTGGATGAAATTGATTATGGTGCCGCGAATTTGACGACACTGCAGCGTGTCTTGGAAGGGAAGCCATTCTTACTCAAGAAGAAGAACGAAGTGGTGGCTCCTGCACCTGGATTTACGATCTTTGCGACGGCGAATACCAAGGGTCGTGGGTCGGATGATGGTCGGTATATGTACACCAACGTCCTCAATGAAGCGTTTCTGGAACGTTTCCCGATTACACTAGAACAGGATTGGGCTCCGAAGAATGTCGAGAAGAAGATTGTTCTGAAGGAGTTTGGATTGTTGGGAATCGACGATGAAGCCTTTGCGACGATGTTGATTGATTGGGCTCAGATTATTCGTAAGACGTTTACTGATGGTGGGTGTCAGGATGTGATCTCCACTCGGCGTCTGATGCATATTGCAAGAGCGTATGCTATTTTCAAGGATCGACTCAAGGCACTGGAATCGTGTTTGAATCGGTTTGATCACGAAACCAAGACGAGTTTCCTGGATCTGTATACGAAGCTGGATGTCACGGTTGCGCCCGTGGCGAATACCGATCCAACAGTGGAGACACCAATGACTGAACCGACTCCTGCGATTAACTAAAAGAACACGGGACGACCCCTTGGATATGGTCTGGTCAACTGTATTCTCGCTCCTTTCCCCAGACAACTGGGTTTTGGGTCGTCCCACCTTCCTATACATACTAGTATGAAACCTGTGCTGACCCCAGTAGAATTTTCTCGATTGATTGATAGTTATACACTTATGTGTATCGGCCAGCAATCTGAACTTCATACACTTAAACAACGGGTCATCGATGCGTATACGAATCTTTATTCTCAACTTCCACAATTAAATGATTCTCTCAAAGGTGGAGATTATGATTCGCGAAATGATACTGAAACAAATTGAATACGAATGCATGGAGGGTATACATACCTATCACACCTGTATCTATTGTGGTATGAATCCCACTCGTGGTGAACGTTGTGCTGAATGTTGGCGAAAGATTCTCACAATAATGGATGAACGAATAGATCAAGATGAAATTGATGAACCTGATGCAGTGGATGGCTGTTGATTATAAAGGAGTGTTTATGATGTGGCAGATGAGAGTGATGATCATGGGATTGGTATTGGGACTCAGTGGATGTAGTGCGTTGTCTTCTTCAACGACTCCACCAGAATGGGTTGAGAAGGGATCGGGGGTTCTTTCTAAGAATGATCCTAAGAGTCTGTATGGAGTGGGAACCGTGACGGGTATTCGGAATGTAGGTCTTGCTTGGGAAACTGCGGAGAATCGCGCTCGGGCAGAACTCGTTCGAACAATTTCAACGTCCATGGGCTATCTGATGCGTGATTATGCAGCCTCAGTTAGTCAGTTGGAAGGACGAACAGTTGATGAACAGTCTATTGAACGAGGCATTCGTACTTTCTCTTCGATGACACTGAATGGAGTTCGGATCTATGATCGTCATATGGATCCAACGACACATAGTTATTCAGTGACCGTTCGGTTGAATCTTGATGAGTTTCAACAGACACTTCAGGAGATGAAGCAACTAAATCCAAAAGTTCGTGAGTATATTCAGAAGAATGCAGAAAAGATGTTTGAACGTTTGGATCAAGAAGAAGCGAAGCGAGGTCAACCATGAATGATATCATCATCTATGTGATCGGAATTATTGCAATGATGATTATATTGAGTCCCGTTATCATTTTTCTGTTATATCTTTCTGTGCTGATTGCGTCAATGTTAGTTTTATTTTTTATCTATGGTGGGATTGGTGCGCCTTGGCATATTCTAAGAAAGTTGACACATTCCAAGCGATCATCAATTCATTATAACTTATAAATAAGGATAGTGTATGCCAACCTATACCTTTCGTCATAAAGAGTCGGGTGACGTTCTAGAAACATTTCTCACGATGTCTGCACGTGAAACGTTTCTCACGGAACATCCTGAGTATGAACAAGTGATTCTTGAAGCTCCAGCGGTTGGTGATCCTGCTGCACTTGGTTATCAAAAGCCTCCCACCGATTTTATGAAGTATGTTCGCGACCCGATCATTGCGCGTAACCGTGGGCGCAAGGCTCGAACACAAGCACCACGGGAATTATAATGCGTATGAGATATATTCATATTATGAGTGAACGACCGTCAACCTCAATCCCAACTCTCCTGTGGAGGTGTCATGGGCAAGAAAAAAGTGTTGATCGAAGTTCCTCAACCACTCTCACTCGTTTCCATTCAACCACTCACCGAACATCAACAACAAACTTTTCATGCATGGCGTGAAGGACAGCATCTTGTTCTCTCAGGTGATGCTGGCACAGGTAAGACGTTCATTTCTCTCTATCTCGCACTTAGACAAGTTCTAAAAAAAGATTCAGAATATAATCAAGTCATTATTATCCGATCTATTGTGCCCTCAAGAGAAGTCGGCTATCTTCCAGGTTCTCTCAAAGAAAAGATCAGCGTTTATGAAGAACCATATAAGTATATCTGTAATCAGCTGTTGAATCGTGGTGATGGCTATGAACTCTTGAAGAATAAACTTCAACTTAGTTTTCAAACCACCTCATACTTGCGCGGCATGACATTTGAAAATTGCATTGTACTGATTGATGAAATTCAGAATCTATCATACGGAGAATTGGCGACGGTCGTAACACGCATTGGTAAGGACTGTCGTTTGATTTTCTGTGGCGACACGAAACAATCTGATCTCTGGAGGCCAGAAGAACGCAACGGCATTCATCATTTCTTGAGTATTTTGCATCGCATGGAGTCGGTCACCAAAGTAGATTTTGATGTCAATGACGTGGTGCGGTCTGGATTTGTTAAAGAATTTTTATGCGCGCAAGAATCCTATCGAAAAGAACACGCCTATTGCGCTGCATAAAATTTGACATTTGTTTTGTGTTCACGTATAGTAGTGATATATTTTTCTTGATGAGGTGATTATGAAAGGGATTGATCCAACTCGGTATTGTGAGACGCGTGATGGTGATGTGACCGTATTGACAGCGAGGTTCTGGGATAAAAAGGCTGAACAGAAACTCGGTCAGTTTTTGACTGATGCAGATTACGATGTCTTGATAGAAGAGAATTGCGATTTTTACGCTCCCTCTTTTGGCTGCGGGGATCTTGCCTGTGGAGGTCCCTGCGGCAACAGCGAAGATAATATCATCTTCAAACTTCGCCGAAACGTCTTTACATCCTCAGAGCAACAGGGTGCCTATGAAGGATTGGTGGGTGCAGCCCAGCAATCTCAAAATCGTGGTATTGCGGCAGGTCCTAAATCAGAAAAGCTTGATAATCGCGATTGGGTCACTGATCAGCAGATGGCGATTATGGATCATATTATTGACCGTGTGAATGGGAAGCTCTATGACACCACTGGTGATTTAGACCGTCTCATCAACGATTTCCATAACGCTGAAACAACAAGAGGATGGGTTTGGTTGCGGTCAAAGATTTCTGATGCAGGGTACAACTACGAATCATTCTTCAAAGATAAGATTGAAGAGTGGAAAGGGATGACGCTTGAACAGGCTGCAAAAGATGCCACACTCATCAAGAAAACATTTATCTCGCATACCACTTATGCCAATGGCGTCTTATCGGGGATTGCAGGATTCTTTGATCGGTATCCTCGTATTCCATATGGTCGTGCCACATCATACACCCAACACAATCGCGAACTGTATGAACAGTGCTACCCATTTATGATCAAGTTGGCGGACGAATTCAAGCGATTGCTTCCGCGACGATTTGCCGCTCAAGAATCTTGTGCGAATCGTCTCGATTCGCGGTTCCGTGTAGCAGGACATAAGACCCCATTTACCACGATCACTGTCAACAAGAACTTCCGAACCGCTGCGCACCGAGACGCAGGTGATCTGAGCGAAGGTTTCTCCAATTTGACGGTTGTCGCAAAAGAGAAGAACTGGAGTGGTGGGTATTTGGTATTGCCAGAGTTCCGTGTGGCAGTGAATATTCGCCCAGGAGATCTTTTACTCATCAATAATCACCAAGGTATTCACGGAAATACCGAAATTCTTCCTCCTAAGGGGAAAAATTTAGACGAAATGGAACGCATTTCATTGGTGTGCTATTTCCGCGAAAAAATGTTGGATCTTGGTAGTTGGGAATATGAGCATGCTCGTTATGATTTTGTTGAATCTCGAAGGTTGAATAAACAACACCCATTGTGGCGCCCATTGTGGAATGGAGTCTCAGAAGGGATGTATCATTCTCAAGAATGGTATGAGTTTCTTGAACAGAAACTCGGCGAGGATGTTCTCAAGCAATATCATCCAGAATCGATTCAAACACAAACGCTTGAAGGATTCTTTTGATGTGTGGTGTGATCGGGGTGGTGCTTCACCACCCCACCGTGGAAGATTATTCTTTACTCACCCGCATCTTTCATGAGTCAAAGATTCGCGGGATGCACGCAACAGGATTTACATACCTTCAGAACGATGTTCTTCATACTGAACGCTATGCAAAACCTGCCACTCAGTGTGTGTTTGATTTCCCGTCGTATGTGAATGAAGATGGAACTCTGTATCTGATTGGACATTGTCGATACTCAACAAGTGATCTACTATATAATCAACCGATTGTATCAGATCAACTATCACTTGTCCATAATGGAGTGGTCTCTCAAGAACTTCCTGAGAACTGGCATGAGTTGTATGGGTACCGCTGTGATACAAAAAATGACACGGAACTCATTCTTCGAACAGTTGAAGAGAATGAATCACCGTTATTGAAATGGCGAAGCGCATCAATTTCAGTCTGTGAACTGTACCGCGATCGAACATTTCGGGTCTATAGAAATGGAAAGCGACCAGTATATCTCAGCACTCGCCCAAATGGTTTCATAATTACCTCGACTGCAGATATTGCTCGACGAGCGGGATGCGAAACTGCAGAACCGTGCCCAATGAATTGTTATTTGACTATTACACCTGATATGACCCTCACGAAACAGTATATTGACACAGGCGATCGTGATTTACAAGGAGTAGAATATGCGTAAGTATTCATCAAATGAGTGGACCTGGGGATATGAGATTGAGTGGGGTGATATTGATCGGCGGCTTACCATCCCAGATCATCTAGGAGCATGGGAACACGCAGAAACAGACATTGTGAATATTCACGAACCCTACAAGTATGTGGCGTGTGATCCATTGGGACAATCCCCGTATATGGGCGGCGAAGTGAATACCAAGCCTACCAAAACTTGGAGCGAACAAACTGATCGCATTATGGAGTTGCATCAGTTCTTTGTCTCACATGGGAACACACCATCATCATCATGCGTAAACCATGGGCATCTTCACGTCTATGTGCCAGGTTTGAAGGATGACGTAGAGGCATTGAAACGACTGGTTGCATATATCAAAGATAATCAACATTTGACGATCCAACGGTGTTATGGGTTTCTTGAGCATTCAGACATGAAGAATTGCGCAGGGGCAAAAATGTATTTGAAATATGATGGCGGTCGCCCGATGCCTGATTATATGTGTAACAATATTATCACGCTCACCGACAGCTTTGAACGGTTTATCAAACTGCATGCAGCAGGGAAAGATGGCGTTTCGATGGGACGCCCATTCCGATATGCGATCAACACCTATTGTATGAAACATACCGGAACGATTGAATTTCGATGCTTCCGCTCGACGACTCAACGCGACCAGATTGCTTCGCAGTTTCGATTTGTGGAACGGTTTATTGATGCTGCGTTGAATGGGGGTCCATCAGTAGATGAGATTTTTGCAGCTGATTCATTTTCGTTTCCTCCATTCATTTGGAACCGAGAGGAGTATGTGGGATGGATTCAGACCAAATATGATAAATCACGAGGTCATAAACAACGCCAGTACCATGATGTTGCGTAACTGTACACGAGAAGAGTTTCAATCAGCCATTACGGATGACCGAAGCGATCAGTTTGCAAAGACGTTTGTGGCGAAAGCGAATATGCAACAGATCTGGGATCAGTGCATCGGTGCTTATTCTGTTGATGGCGAATTGATGGGAGCAATCATCGTGACGATTAGTAAACGATTGCCCAAAATCGCCAATCTTCAATTGCTCCATACGTTTGCACAACATCGTCGTAAAGGAGTTGCCGCAGCACTCGTTCGCAACACCTACCATCAGGTTGCAGAAGAGGGAGCCGTGTATTATCGAGTTTCCTCAGAACCTGAGGCAGTTCCATTTTATACATCATTGGGAATTGGATTTTGGGGTCTTCAAAAATCAGGATGCAGTCTTTCGATTTTCAGAATTGCTGGCGAGATTCATGAGGGGGTGTATGATGACAATGACCCGATTATTCGCAAAGCTCTCTATTCTGGAAGAAAGGGATCGCTTGCAACCTCTATTCCTCCATCAATTTCTTTGCCTTTCTAACTGAGATATAGTATAATAGTTATATCAATGATTGATTATCGACTCAAGGAATACCGACGCGAAGCCTTCATCCGCTGGTATGCGTGGTCGCTCCAATATCAGGATTGTGACCCAGCAGTGTGGTTGTTCAATTATCTAAATGCGCGTTATGAGCATAATGATGAACAACGGCTTTGGTTTTGTTGGTTGTATGGGAATACCTATTATGGTCCTACCGCATGGATCCTGATGAATGAGTTCCCTGACTTTGAGTTGGCGACCGTTGATCGGTTGACGCAGTGGAATGCAGCAAACTATCGACGGCTTCGTTATCAAACGGACACCAAATGGAACAAAGGGCATTTGCCGGCGATGTTTGAGTCCTATCAGAAGTTCATAGGAAAGAAATCTCAACGTGATGCGATCGACCAATATTATGGTGACAATGAACGACAATCGTTCGATCGCATCTGGACTCAGGTAAAGTCTCACTTGTATAAGTTTGGTCGGTATTCTACTTGGTTTTATTTGCAACATCTTCACCATACTGCAGGGGTGCAGATTGTCCCCACGTCACTGATGTTGGATGATTATGATGGGAGTCGATCTCACCGCAATGGATTATTGTTTGCCTTGGGTGAAGAAGAACAGTATGATTCCAAACTCACCACAGCTGAATATCAGCGGTTGGAAGCAGAAGCGCATGCGATATTGACTGAGATGAAATTTCGTTTCCCACATCTTAGCAAAAGCATTGACTTTTTCACGATGGAAACGTGTTTGTGTAGTTTCAAGAAGATCTTCCGTGAACATCACGGGCGATATCTTGGTTATTATCTCGATCGCCAGGCTGAAGAAATTCAGCAGTGTGAACAAGATGGGTGGCACGGAATTGATTGGAATGTCTTATGGCAAGCTCGTCAGGAAACATTGGACCCGCGATTGACGAGCCAGCAAGGTATCATAAAAGAACGATATACCTCCTTCCTAAGAAGAGGGTCTATCGAATTATTGCATTGGATGTTTCATGATGAAGAACCTGTGACACAAGGATTGGAGCAATTCCTATGAAGAAAATTATTGCAGTTGGTGGAAATCCAGGAAGTGGAAAGACAACGTTGTTTCGCGCCTTTATGGAGGGGAAGCAATGGGAAAAGGTAGATGCGAATAAATTACTTCCTGCTATGTATTGTCGAGAATTGGACTTGTTTGTTTTGGGGAAGTATGAAGAGGGAGAAACATTTGCGGGCACAGATCGGTTGTCTATGGCTGTTCAACCGATGGCGGAAGAATTTGCTCTGAAAACCCAATCGAATATTCTGTTTGAGGGGGATCGTATTTTCAACCAATCATTTCTAGAATTTGCTGCGAATCTCCCAGACACAACGCTCCATATTATCTATTTGGATGTGCCTAAGTCATTATTGCAGGAACGGTATGCTCAACGTGGGTCTAATCAATCTGCAACGTTTCTGAAGGGTCGCGAAACCAAATATCAAAATCTGATGCAAAATTTTGAATTGCGTCAGTATACTACAATGATGCCAAATACGAATGAAACGGAACAGAATGAGATCCTCTCATATATCCAGAGGATATTGGGGTGCAACTAATGTTTGCACAAGATATTTGGCCACATACGACTCAGCTGACAGAGATGACCACACCGCACGGGCGATGGTATATGACATCGACAGGCGCACGATATGCCTCGGTGACTACGATGCTTGGGAAAACCTCAAGCGAGGATAAGAAGCGAGGACTGCGTGAATGGCGTCAGCGAGTGGGTGAAGCAGAAGCCAATGCCGTCACATCACGTGCGGCAGGAGAAGGTACCAGGCTTCACAAATCTCTTGAACAGATTATTACGAATCAATGGACACCATTTCAACAATCACAGGTGTTGCCGAATATCAAAGCACTTTTGAATCAAATGGTGCCCGTGTTACGAAGTCATGTCACGGCGATTCATGGATCAGAAGTACCACTGTATAGTGATACCTTGAAGGTGGCAGGACGCACCGATTGTATTTGTTCGTGGGACGGACATTATACTATTTTAGACTTCAAGCGATCCAATAAACCCAAATATGAAGATGGCATTGAAGATTATTTTCATCAAGCCACGCTGTATGCGATGATGGCTGAAGAACGATTTGGAATGAAGATTCCTACAATCACGATTCTCATTGGCGTCTCGAACGGTGATGGTCCACAGTTTTGGCATATGCCAACGAATAAATATAGAATACGAGTACATGAACGAATACACCAATACCATTCCCTAACTATTGGGCATGAAGGTGGGTGAGGTTTTGTTTATTCATGCAACCATATTCAACCAAGGAGGGTGTTATGCAGGGTATTCTCGCAAATTTGACAGATTGGCAGTGGGTAGTCGCGGTTGCGGCTGTCTGTGTTGCTGTTCATGTTGTCATGCATCATTGGATGGGTTGGTAATACCATAATGTGATGGGTGGGGAGTTCTTCCCCACCCAGTTTTATCTTATACTTACTCCACATACATTTTATGAAAAGAACACGATCTACAAAGAATCGTCATGTTTCTGCGTTTTTAAAAACGCAATCAAAAATAAGACGAAATATTTTTGTTGGATGTGTAATTGCCATTTTCACAATGATGATGTTCGCGATTACACCAACGATTTTAGGATCTGCGATGTTTCAAATTGCAGATTCATATTCGCAAGTCATTGAACGTCCATGGGCAGAAGCCCCCAAATATACCAAACAAGAAGAAGTGTGCTTAACACAAGCAGTTTATTATGAAGCAGCGAATCAAACTATGGTGGGAAAAGAAGCAGTTGCTCTGGTGATTCTCAATCGTGTCGCCAGTAAAGAATATCCACACACAATCTGTGGAGTTGTACATCAATCGATGAAGATCGGCGAAAAACGTATTTGTCAATTTTCATATCATTGTATGCGTTACTATACACCTAACCCCCAAAAATGGGCTGAATCAAAATTAATTGCGCAAAAAAGTTTGAAAAATTTCTTTGATCGCGATATAATATTTCTAGTGGGTCGTTCGCAGTATTTTCATGCGACATATGTTTACCCTCAATGGGCAAAACAAAAGCATCGAATGGCTAAAATTGGAGATCATGTGTTTTATCGGGAGCGTGAGTTATAATTATTTTCTTTCATCCAACGTTTTTTAGCAGACATGCTGACACTCCTGGGTTATAATAACAGTGTTAGAGTGGGTGGATGTTTGCGCATCGCGACCCACATTTATTTATATATTTTGAGTTTTGTAATGGGAGGTGAATTATGTCAAAGGTTCCTACAGGTATTCCTAATTTGAGCGGCGAAGAAAAACAGCAACTAGCTGCAGCCCTATCTGAAACATCTAAATCTATGGCAAGAATGACTGGTGAGCGAGAGTATATACGCGAAGTTGTAAAGAAATTGTCTACAGATCTGAAAATAGAGAAGAAGATCGTATCTCGTCTTGTAAAAATTCATTATCGCCAAAACTTTGATGAAGAGGTCATACAAAATGACACCATAGAACAATTGTACCAGACTGTCATCAAGAAAGTTTCATAATGCCAACTAGAGAAGAAAAAGATTCATTCTTTAAAACGATTGTCGATATCTCACAACAACACGATTTCAATTATATTGAATCGATTGTGCATTACTGTGAAGAAATCGATATGGAAATAGAATCAGCGATTCTATTGATCGATGATCGTCTCAAGGCTCTGATCGCGCAAGACGCAGAAGATTTACATTTAATTCCACGGTTTGGTCGTTTACCTCTATGATGACACCGTTTCAGGCGGGTGAAATGTTTTTGTCATTACGACTTCATTTCACTCGTTCCTCATATGACTACTTCAAATATCATGGAAAAACAAACATTACCCATGAAAAATTTCAACAACGAAGCGACAAGTTTTTGTTTGCAAAGTTGACGAGGATATATCAGACTCCCGAGGAATATTGTGATTTGGTGGTATCGAATTGTCTGAAAGATCCGCATTTGTATAGTCGGATGTTGTTGTCATCTGAAGCGCACGAGCGATATTTGGCATATCGAAAGATTCACGAATCTCTCACATATCAGGTGGATCAAGATTACCATGTTCTGTTTGATGAAAATTCAGATTTGAACTTTTGGCTTCGTGTTCGTGATGGGTATCCTCCGTTGTTACGAGCTGTCTGGTCACATCGTATCAAAATGGAGACCTTATTAGTGATGAATCGTCTATTAAACTTTTTTCCAGTTTGGGAACGAACGATACAGGATACGATTCGTGTACCAGATTTTTTGTTGCTCTGTCGAAAATATGACCCATTTGTCAAGGTTGATGTCTCAAAATCAAAAATACTACTGCGTAAAAAGTTGACGCAGCATACGATATAAGTATATACTATCATTATGATGTTGTGGATAATATTTACATTAGTTTCTTTTATAGGAGGTTTCTATGTCATTTGCATCACTCAAGCGTAACGATCTTACCAAACTCACCAAAGCCCTTGAAGAACTCAGCCGTGGTCAAGGAGAATCCTCTGCCGACGATCTTCGTTTCTGGCAGCCGACTGTCGATAAGGCGGGAAATGGATATGCGGTGATTCGCTTTCTGCCAGCTCCTGAACAGGATGGCGAGAATGGGTTGCCATGGATTCGGAAGTTCTCTCATGCATTTCAGGGTCCTGGTGGATGGTATATTGAAGAATGTCCGACAACGATTAACAAAGATTGTCCTGTGTGTCAGTATAACAATGGCCTCTGGAAGTCGGGTATTGAATCTAATAAGGACATTGTGCGTAAGCAGAAGCGTAAAGTAGTGTATATCTCTAACATCTACATCATTACTGATTCGGGCATGCCCGAACATGACAAGAAGGTCAAGCTGTATAAGTTTGGCAAGAAGATTTTCGACAAGATCAATGAAGCCATGAATCCGCAGTTTCAGGATGAGAAGCCCGTGAACCCATTTCATTTGTATGAGGGGGCTAATCTGAAGTTGAAGATTCGGAATGTTGAAGGATATCGGAACTATGACAAGAGCGAGTTTGATGCTATTGCTCCATTGTTGAACGATGATGCGCAGTTGGAGAAGATTTGGCGATCAGAGTATTCGTTGGCTGAGTTTACAAATGTGGGGCAGTATAAGGCATTTGAGACGCTTAAATCCAAATTGGATAAGGTCTTAGGTGATAGTGCGATTTCAGCAACACCGAAGAGTTCCTCAGAATCAATCAAGGCTAAGGTAGTTGCTAAACCGACAATTGAAGATGATTTGCGTCCCGTGAAGACTGCGGCAAGTACTCCGATTGCTGAAGATGATGATCTGGATTATTTCCAGAAGTTGGCTGACGGCGAATAACCAGTTAGATGCGTGGGGATCTTTGGGTCCCCACGCTTAGGTGATCTATGAAATTTGTTCATCGTCCTCTTATCGTCGATGCGATTCAGTGGTTCAAGAATGGCGATCATCCGTTAGATCGTTGCGATACACTGATGATCAATGGAAAGCCTGTGCTGAATGATGGCGAGATTGTGCGTCGATTCTACGGGGTTTACTCTGAACATATCGGTCAATGTATGGAATGCGGTAAAGCCTATAACGATCATGGAAAAGTCAATACAGATAGAGATGTCGCGAAAGTCTGCCCAGGCGATTGGATTGTGCCCACGCTTAATGGATATTATGAACCCATTAAGCCTGAGTTATTTGAGAAATTGTATGCGCCTTATGAAGCAGGATAGCTTTGTTGTTGTCGTCGCAACCAAGTCGATTCAAATGTTCGTGGTTGCGGCATACCTGGCATCACTACGGTTTGTGGTTGAGTATTATTGACTACATTATTGATGATATTCCCATCTCCGCTCTTCGTCGCCTGAGGAGTTTCTTTGATTCGTGCAGTATCTTTTGACATCTGATCTAGTTTTCCACCATCAGTTCGTTTGATTGGTCCAACTATTTCAGGTTCAACTTTTTGTAATCCCATTTCTTTTTTATTTTGCCCAACAGTCGCTTTTTCTTCGTCTAAATTTGAAACTTCTGTTGTGGCGCCAACTGAAATTTGGGTAGGTGTTTCTGGAGTTTTTGGTGGAGTTACTGTAGTTGTTTGTGGCACTTCTTGTGACGGTGCTTGCGATGCTGCTTGTGGCGCTGCGCCTTCGCCCTTCTTTTCAAGAAAATCCTTTGATGCAGATTCGACCATGTTTTTTAATTCAGGCATTCTCGTTTCGACCAACGGATCTTTTTCTGGTTCAATTTTATAAGTTTCTGTATAAACATCACGAACAAGTGATGCTACTGTAGCTGGGATAGCAGTTGCCGCAGATCCAAGTCCTGAAACGGCTTCAAGACCAGCCCCAAACAAATCTCCTTTAACTAAACGACCAACGGCCATTCCTATTCCTAATGCAGCTCCCAAAAGAGGGACAGATTTTCCGACGGCCCCCATCAATGCTTGGGGTACTTTTCTGGCAATAATCTTAGAAATCTTTGATTTGATACCTTCTTTTGTTGCTGTCTTGGCAGCAGTTTCTACTGCAACTTTTCCCCCCACTTTAGCTGCTACTTCAGCACCCTCGGTTGTTACTTTCGTTCCTGCTTCAGCAAGAGCGGGAGCAGCGGCTTGTGCAGTTCTCAATCCAAGTTTTTCTAAGACCTTCCCCCCGACTTTTTTCGCTGCACCATATCCTCTTTTTAATACTCCACCGACTGCTTTTGCGCCTCCAATTACACCAGCAACAGTAGCAAGCGCACCACCAAACCCACTCCCACCATCTCCATCTGGTTGTTCTGGTGATGGAACTGCAACTCCGTTTACACCCACCAATGATGGCCGACTAACGGGCCGTGTTTTTTCAAGAGCCGCCTCTCGTGCAGCATCCGATGCTTCTTCTGCGAGTTTTGCATTTTGTTCTGCGATCTTTTCTTGTTCTTGTTCTGCATCAACGATCTTCTTTTCGAGATCAACACTTTCAACTTGACTCTTTTTAATATCTAAGAGTGTATTGAGTATTGCTGATTCTTGAGCGGCTTCTTCTTTTCCAAGAAATTTTGCACCTTTTTCAGTCGTTTTATAAAGACGACCCTCTGTGGTAACTTTAGGAGTTGCCCCCATTGCTCCTGCAATAGCTTCAACTCGCACGGCGATAACATTAAGAGTCTTGAGAAGTTCGGTAACACCACCTATTGTTTCAGGCGCACTAGTTTGGGTAACAAGTTGTTCAGCAGTTTGAACTGATTCCAATCCTGCTTCTTTTCGGATGTCTTCCTCAGGACGCCCTAATGCTTTAGCAGTCAAGACCCCAGCCAATTTGCTGTCGCCTGTTATTGATTTCACAATATTGACAGGATCCAACATCTTCTTGAATGAGGATATCTTTTCTTCTCCTCGTTCGACCAACGACTCTCTTAACGCAGAAAAAATACCTTTGCCTGGTGTTTCTGCCAACTTCGCAGCCATCTTGTCCGAGACTGTTTTTGGACGAACCGTTTCTTCTGCGATAGACTTTTTAATGTCTCGCAGCGCAGACAATACTTCTTTTTTTGTACTTTCATCTAGTTTAACGGTCGTTGGTTTTTCTGCAGGCATATGTTATCTCTTCTTTTGAAGTTCTATTCGTTCATTTTCCTCTTTCACATATTGGGAGACCATGGCAATGTAAACCGCTCGTTCCCATGGTATCATATTTTCAAGTTCCTGAATCGAATATCCATGATGTTGGGCCATCGCAAAATTCGTTCGAAAATAGTTTTCCAATGTATCATAACGAAAGATTAGACGAAAAAATTGTCGATTCCCTTCACCTCAATGGTTTCTGCGTGATGACAAGACGGACACTTGAACTGAATCGTCAGGATATTTTTTGGTAAGGTATCAAAAAAACGATCCAGTTTTTTCAGTTGTTGTGGAGATAAAGATTCAATAAACTCTACGAGTTCCTGCTTCGGAATATCTTTAATATAATGCACACTGCGTTCATCAAAGATACTCTCAATACAATTCATGAGAATATCGATGGCATCATCAGCAGTAAAGTTGTTAAGAAGAGCTTTTGAAAATCGAGAGAATAAAGGATACTGCATTATCACACCAACCGTATTGGTCAACATAATGGTTTTTGTGTGATCAGGAAATGTAGTGGGCTTGAAATTCACTAAATTGATGTCATAGTCTGATTTCACTCCACAGAGCGATTTGGATCCATCATCTTTCTTAATCTCGGAATTACATTTATAACGCAGACTAACGACTTCGCCAACCGATCTAGATCGTATCTGTAATAACAAATATTCCACATCAAAAATCGGCAGATCATCAATTGGTGGTCCCGAGACGATACAGTTTGACAACACTTGCTTGATATTCGCAATAATCGTTTCTGCATCGTCAGACTGCGCAGCGATCAGAAAGAGTTTTTCTTCCTTTACTAAAAACGAACGATACTGCATTCGTGTTCCAGAAGGCAACACCGTATCATATACAGGCACATCAAGTTTCGGCAATGGCATTTTTCACCTCACAATTATAGTCCACGAACTTTATTGATAATATTTTGAATCACTCCACCCAATACGCCCGTATCGGTTCGATATGTGTTTCCAGCAAGAGTCTGAGCTTTTTGCATCTCATTCATCTGAATATCATTGAACTTCTGATCTTCAGGATATTCAATCATATAATCTGATGCTCGTGATTTTGCTTGTTCCATCTCATTCATCTGAATATCATTGAACTCTTCATTTTCGGGATATTCAATCATATATTGAGGTTGTGGTAATGAATCGACTGTTGAAAAGACAGGATTTCCGAATTCTATAATTTCGTACCGTTCATAGAAGAATGTTACTGAGAGTTTATGTGGTGAATCATCTGACCAAGATGTTGATAATTGATTAATATTCGTTGGAAAAATGTTAATCAAATTGAATTGTAATGTTTTGTTTAATCCTTGTTCGTCTCCATCCAACTTGTATTGTGTCACTTTTGCATTACCCATAAACGAGTCGAGATATTCCATGTTATTTCGTTCAGGATCAAAGATTCCGTTCATCCAGTATTCAAAAAACATACGAATATGCATATCAGCTGTATCAACAAATGTCATAGTGATATCGGCATACATGGTTTGATATGGGGTTTTGTAAATCGGACCAAAAATCTTATTATCAGTGGTCACGATTTGTCGGCCGGGCAATTCTGCGGATTCGCATCTTAATGTTAGAATCTCAGGAGTTTTTGTATCAGGCAAAAGAATTGGTGGTAATGAAAAATTGACATCAAAGTGACTGGTTTTCGCAATTCCCCGTTTTTCGATGTCAGCTAAAAATTGACTAATATTACCTGGCATTAGATGTTCCTCGCTGATTCGCGTTGGACAAAGCTCGTACTCTTCTTCGCAAACTGTTCATTAGGCAACAAACATGCGATATCCCATTCTGCTGCAGGAATCTCTAAAAATCTGGATTCAACCTGGGTATAGAGATACCGTTTGAGGCAGGGTTCGAACTCAGAAATACTGGATGCGCCTCGGAGCATATCATAGGAGAGGCGAAATCGAGTTTTTTCATCGTATTGATCGTTGGTTAGATACGCACTGAGCTTGTTCAACAGTCGCACACGGGTTTTGGGAGTCACATAATGCAGATTCAGTCCTAAAAATCCATCAGCATAGCGTTCAATCGGAATGACAAGAGGAAATCGGTCATAATAGGGTAAGATATCTTTGAGTTTTGGATCATAGAAGAAGTAATACATGCGACCAATAATCGTCTTGTTGCGTAGATTCTCTTTATCGTTCAATAGAGCTTGCCGAGTTGGTTTCAGATTCTTAGTTTTCTGTAATAGCCATTGCTGCGCCTGACGAGTGCCAGGAGCGAGGGCTTCTTTGCGGAGAGCCGCTTCAAGTCGCTGAAGAAGAGTCTGTGCCATAGTAGTATTTATTAGAGCCCAAGTTCGTTTTCGGTGATAATTTTGAATGTCCACCCATGGTCCTGACAGAACTCTTCAGCAGCATGCCATTTGGCCTGATTCACCGCATAGGTTTTGGCTTCTTCCAGGAACTTGCGAGTCTGGCGTTTCGGTGCTCGTAACGTCGTCTGTGAGAGCGGTTTGACTTCCAGAATATAGGTTGTCGAGGACCCATCAGCACGTTTTACCTTCACGACAAAGTCAGGAAAATATCGTCTGGTTCTCTTTGTGGTTGGGTCATAATAAGGAATAATCAATTCTTCTGATGACCAATTGACGACATTGTGAGATGCATCTAAAAATCTCATGACCTTATGTTCCCAAGAAGAACGATATATGATATTTGTTACATTCCCAGCATATTTTTCAGGATGTTTGGGAATAAACTTTCCGCGATAAAATATAGAACGGCCATTCATACGAATCCTTTCCGTAGTGATTTTAGACATATGATCATAATATTCTTCTGTATGTTTTCTCCCCGTCCATGATGGTGGTGGATGATTTTTGAATCGTTCTAATACTTTATCTGTTCTGGGATATGAGGATTTATTTTTTGATCCCTTCGGTCTTCCTTTGTTACTGAGATACTTTTTGCAAGATTCTCTCAATTTGTCTTTTCGTTCAACATTACCATCCCATTGCTTACGGGCTGCGTGTTTATGCGCGCATTTTGGGCAATATACTGCATACCCCTTTAATATTCCTCTCCATTTCGTGTGGGTTCCGCACTCGCAAAGATTTTCTCGTTCTTTGATGTATTGATCATAATAAGACTGAGAATTCGTCTTGTGGATCTTCAAGTGATTTGTAAAGGCTGTATGGTAGGCGAACCCCTCTTTTTGACATATTTTGCAAATCAAGTCAAATTTGGTGTTCATTGCATGACACGCTGTTCCCAAGACGACCGATAGATGATATTGTTGGGATTGCCCTTATACTTCTGGGGATGTTTGGGAACAAATCGTCCATGATAGGTTATATAAATACTCATGCTTCTATTTATTTTGGGGGATTCATGGCCAATAAATTTTCTGAAGTTTTTCAATTTGGTAGGAAAGTTATCGGATCTCCTGCTGGCCGTCGAGTAGTTAAATATACAGCAGTTGGTGCTGCAGCAGTAACAGGATTTATAGCAGGTTCTGCAACAGCCGTTGCAAAAGATGAAACAGATCCCAATAATCAATCCACGGGTCCTCTTGCGCCATTAAGTAAATCGTTATTTCATTATGGAGAATGGCGGTATCCCAGCGATCTTGGGGGAGACCGCACGAGATATCCCTATTATATGAAGTTCAATATTAATATTTCCGAAAAGAGTCAATACCAAAGTCAATTTGGTATACAAACACCAGAAGAATCCTCAAAATTTTCTCAAAAAGCATCAACCACAGGTCTTCAGGGTGTCGTTCGTCGAAAGACTCGAAGAACGAATCAAGCTATTCTCATATATATGCCCGACACAATGCAGTGGGGGTTCAATCATCAATGGGAAGGCGAATCACTCACACAAGCCACTGGGATCAAGGCGGGGGCACTAGGGGCAGGAATTGTTGGTGCATTCAAGGGTCTAACAGGTACAACGGCTCAAGAGAGGGAAGCGGGAGCTGAGGCATTCAAATCAGCACTCGTCACTGGTTTGTCTCAAACAGTAGGACAATCGTTAGGAATGAGTATCAGCGAAGGATTGGCGCAGGCAGCAATTGGAAAAGCTGTCAATCCTAACGAGGAATTATTATATAAAGGTCCAGGATTCCGGGAATTCCAATTTGAGTTTATGTTTGCTCCACGAAATGCATCAGATGCCAAGACTGCATTAGACATCATTCAAGCCTTCAAATTTCACGCCGCTCCTGAACTTCCTGGTGGCGATGGCGGTCGTTACTTTATTCCCCCATCGGATTTTGATATTGAGTTCTATAATAATAATGACCTTTTGTGGCAGATTGGGTCGATTGGACGATGTGTGCTACAGAGTATTACCGTCGATTATGGGGCCGCTGGTCAATTTGCTGCGTTTGCGGATGGGTACCCTAGTCATATTCGGATGCAGTTACAATTCAAGGAAATCGATATTGTCACCAAACGACAAATTGCTGAGTCAGGATTCTAATGGCCAAATACTTCGAATATTTCCCCTATATCACTTACTCGCTGAATGCATCGGATCTTGCGGCTAATGATATTGTTACGAATATCTTCCGACGAGTCGGATTTCTGGACACGATTAAAAATAATGCCCAGTTATTTTACCCATACACAATTGCGGAAGGAGATTCTCCAGAAATCATTGCGCATAAGTTGTATGGGGACGTTGATCTATATTGGATTGTGACGTTGTTCAACGATATTCTTGATCCAGTGCTTGATTGGCCGCGAAACTATTTGCAATTTGATCAGTATATCAAAGACACCTATGGATCAGTCGCTATTGCAAAATCTACAACGCAGATGTATACGAAGATCGTGAGTAAAACCAATAGTGAAGGATTCGAGACGCAGGAAACGTATGAAATTGATCTGGATACCTATAATTCTCTCACTTCGGTTGTTCCTGAATCCTATGTATTTGACAGTGGCGCCACTGTCACTGTTACAACCACACGACAGATCATCTCAGTCTATGACTATGAACAGAGTCTCAATGAAGCGAAGCGAAGTATTCGTTTGTTGAAGATTGAATATCTTTCGCTTGTCAAAGGACAGATGGAATCATTGAGCATATAACATGACATCCACTGCAGTTCATCAATCTGGAATTACTCGTGCCATTGATTTTGAACTAAATGATGCGACAATTGTTGCAGCATCTGGTCGCTCAGTGGATCTGCGCCCATTGATTGAAGAAGTGAATGTCTATGAAGATTTGTTTAGTCCTTGTATTACTGGCAATCTCATTATTACTGATTCCAATAATCTCATTAATAAACTACCACTGACGGGATTTGAATATTTAAGTTTGAGCTTTACAAAACCTTCACAAAAATTGTCATTTAGTAAAATCTTTCGGATTTATAAGATCACGGATCGCAAACAAAATAGTGATCAGAATGAGTTTTATACGATTCATTTTTGTTCGGAAGAATTCGTGTTGAATGAATCGTTACGGGTATCTAGAATTTATTCTGGTAAATCAATTCGCGATATTGTTGCGGATATTGCAATTAACTATCTTAAAATTTCTCCGTCAAAGTTTCCATCATCACAATTATTTTCGACTGATGGGATTCATACGATTTCAATTCCAAACTGGCGTCCATTATATGCTATCAATTGGGTAAGTCGTATGGCGTTATCAGCGAAGTATCCCGGCGCATCTTACGTCTTTTTTGAAAATCGTGATGGATTCTTTTTTGCACCAATCGAACAATTGGTTAAAAAAACTCCAATTCAGAAATTGCTAAATTCTAAAATTCGATTGGGATTTGAAACTGACAAAACTACATCAGATATTACTTCAGCAAGCGAAGGTGTGAATGAATATGAGTTTCATTCAACCTTTGATATGTTGCGAACTATTTCATCAGGAATGTATGCCAGTACACTGATTTCGGTTGATCCACTAAGACAACGTATTACAAATATACAATTAACATCAGATAATGTATTTCCTAAAACTTCACATTTAAATGCATATAATCTGGTTTCACAATCTCTGACACGACGGGAACTTCCGATCAATCAGGAGTTTCAATCATTTTATAGAATATACCCAACGACACTAGGACATGATAAGTTAACATATGCATCATCGGGAATTCATCCAAATCAGTTAGAACAGTGGTTGTTACAGAGAAATATGTATCTGAGTGGATTACATACAAATCGATTGAATGTTTCTATTCCAGGTAATATAGCATTAACGGTTGGTGAAACAGTCGATGTTCGATTTCCTTCCATTGAAGCACAAACAAAAGTGCGAGAATTTGATAAACTTTATTCAGGTAAATATCTAATCACTGCTTTACGTCATGCGATTAATAAACAAAGTCATTTATGTTATCTTGAAATCTCAAAAGATTCATCTGAAGTGGGATATCCTGTTCTCCTTCAGACAGACAATACTATGAAGAAGATGAAAATATTATGAACGCTGAACCAAATTACATGGGATATGATGGGTTTATTTGGTGGATGGGCGTAGTGGAAGATCGTCAGGATCCGCTGAAACTGGGTCGCTGTCGAGTTCGTATTGTGGGTGCGCATACGGCTGATAAATCTTTAATTCCGACCAACGAGTTGCCGTGGGCGTATGTGATGTTGCCTGTGACGGATTCTTCCATGTTGATGATCAAAGAAGGCGATTACGTGATTGGATTTTATCTGGATGGTCCGAATGCACAGCATCCAGTCATCATGGGAATTTTGCCTGGGATCCCCGATCAACAATTGCCTCCAAACGTTGGGTTTACTGATCCTCGTGGTGCATCAGAGCTGACAACATCTCCTCGCCCACCAGCGTCGTTATCAGTGAGCGGATTACCTGGAGAACCTGTCACGATTACGGAAACGCCCAACGCCTCCCGTTATCCTGCGAATCTCAATGAACCCACAATTAGTCGGTTAGCGCGAAATGATTCAGGCAATTCTGCCAATACGATTATTACAACCAAGAAGTCGTTAACGCTGAAGAGTATCCCTGTTGCTGGTGGTGGAACCTTTAGCGAACCTGATAGTTCCTATGCGGCACAGTATCCGTATAATAGAGTCATTGAAAGCGAAAGTGGTCATGTGATTGAAATTGATGATACACCAGGCAAAGAACGTATTCATATCTACCATCGGTCAGGCACCGCCATTGAAATCAATCCTGATGGCACCTATGTGTCTCGCGTCAATTCTGACAAATATGATGTCATCTTATCTGATAATAATATCTTCGTCAATGGTGATTGTAATCTGACCGTCAATAAAAATCTGAATCTCAAATCTGGTGCCGATCTGAACATTGAGGTTGAGAAGAGTGTCAATATCAAAGCTGGTAAGGGCGTCAATATTCAATCGGGTACATCATTATCGATGCAATCTCAGGGTCCAGCGATTCTTCAATCGCAGGGATCACTGACATTGTTCTCAACAGGATCAGCCATATTGCAAGGATCGACTTCACAGATTCAACCAGGTTCTGCAGAGCCGATCTCAGGATTATTATTGGGTCCTGATGGTGTACCTATCAAGATCAATTCGACGATTGCGACTGTCTCAGGAGTACAGCCGTTGGTTACGCCAAGTCCTTCGCCTGCACCCGAAGTTCCTATTATGAGCGATGCGGGGAATCAGGATTTGGCGGGGCGTCCTGGGACCAAAGTGGATCCTGCGCATCCTGTTGAACGATATACCGATCCTGTGGAAACACCCACCGATCTACCGCCGCCAACCGTAGCCAATACAGCCAGCAATACGGTGTCCACGGTCGTCTCATCGGGCGATGTGATGGTCCGAGCGATGAATCGCGCCAAGATTCAGGATTCAAATCAACGTGCCATGATTTGGGCACAGACGTATCACGAATCAGGAGGATTTAAGAAAACCATTGAGTCAACCGCTTATCGTCGCGAGACACTGTTGAAGATTTTCCCCTCTTACTTCAATACCAGTAATGTGGATCAATATGTCGGCGATGGCGGGGTGAAATGGCCCAGTCGTGCATATGGTAAACGCATGGGGAATGGTGATGAATCGACTGGTGATGGGTACACCTATCGTGGACGTGGATTTATTCAGTTGACAGGAAAAGCGAACTATCTCAAAGCAGGACGTGCATTCAATCAGGATTTTGTCAATTATCCTGATGCGATGCGCACTCCAGACTTAGCCGCTGATGTGGCTATTTGGTATTTCCAGAGGGGTGGTCGCGGAACGGGATATAAAGGTAGTTATACCGATGTTACAACCGTGACCAAGTTTGTCAATGGTGGTACTATTGGATTAGCAGAACGCGCCCAGTTATTTGAAAAAGCCAAAACAAAACCCGAAGTTATCACCTATAATTCGTCACTGATATGAGTCAACCAGCTGCACGATTGGGCGATATGTGTACGGGACATGATTGTTATCCCCCACGTCCATCAATTAGTGCATCATCAGACACCTTTATTGATGGCATTCCCGCTTTGCGTGTTGGAGATAAATATGAACAGCATTGCTGTACCACCCTGCCTTCATCTTGTCATGAGGGGACTGTTATAGTAGGATCGGGCACAACTTTTATTAATGGTATGGCTGCAGCGCGAGTAGGCGATGCATTGGATTGCGGATCGACGATTGCTGTAGGATCCTCGTCTACATTTATAGGATAAGTTATGTCTTTTGGGATTCCCACAGATATTCCTTCAATTCCAGGTCTCTCCGATGTTGCAACCACTCCAATTACTGGGGTTTCAGAATCAGCTAAATCTGCTATTACAGATTTAACATCTAAAGCTCGTAGTGAATTGTTTACAAATCCATTGCAAGGACCTACTAATTCGGTTTCGAACGCAATAACAACTGTTCAAACAAAACTTACGCTTATTGCTTCAGGAAATGTTACGAATAATTTAATCTCTTCAGGAGATGCAACAACCTTTTTATCAGGAACTGGGTTAAGTGATCTTCAAACAAGTCTTTCGTCGTTTGTTGCGCATACTGATAGGCTTTCAGGCGTTCTTCAAGGATCTGGAGTTAGTGTACCTGGAATGGAGCAAATTGTAACAATTGGCAAAATGATGAATAATATGGCCAATCTGATTGATGGGTCAAAGGGATGTCTAAATGTGATTGGTGCTGCAACAGGACTCTTTTCTCAAGATCAGATTAACGGAATGGCTGGATCATTAAGTTCAATTGTACAGCGAATTGATAATGAAGTTATTAGTATTTCAGAAATTACTGATGTGGTAATTAACACTAAAAATCAAATTAATGCAATAGTCAATAAAGATACGAACTTTTTAGGTCAATGTGTTGAACAGTTGAAGGCTTCATCTTTTGGATTTGCGATTAGTACCGCCATGAGCGATCCGTGTACCAAGTTTATTCTAGAAAGGACTGGTACCCCCAGTTTTCTAAGTAAATTGCAATTGCCACCGACGCCATCGATTGGAGCGCGGTAATAAATACATATATGGCTATCTATCAAGATTTAGATCTCAATTTTGGTATTCATCCTATTAAAAAGGATGTAGTAACAACTCAAGATGCGAATGCGATTGTTCGATCAGTGTATAATCTGTTGCTCACGAATCACTATGAACGTCCATTTCGTCCAGAATTGGGATCAAATATTCGTCAGATGCTCTTTGAGAATATTACTCCATCAACTGCTCAGACCATTCGACGATTTATTGAAGAAACAATTAGGAACTTTGAGCCACGGGTGACCGTTAACCGTATCGATGTGATCCCAAATGATGATCAAAATGCTTACGAAGTCCGATTAGAGTTTTTTATTGATATTCAACCGACCCCCTTTACTGCCACTTTTTTGTTGGAACGTATACGATAGTTGAGGAGTTATGCCTGAAAAACTGAAAATCACCGAACTGGATTTTGAGTCGATCAAAAGTAATCTGAAGGATTTTTTGCGTAATCAAAACACCTTCAAGGATTACGACTTTGAAGGCTCGGGTCTGTCTGTGTTGATTGATCTTCTCGCGTATAATACCCATTATAATGCGTATTATATGAATATGGTGGCGAATGAGATGTTCCTGGATACCGCGATTGTCCGCGATTCGGTGCTGTCCCATGCCAAGGCACTCAACTATACCCCATCTTCGGCTCGCGCTGCGACTGCTATTGTAGATGTCGTAGTGACTCCTCCTGGGGGTAATACGCAATCCGCTTTAACGTTACAACGATTTCATCCGTTTCAATCTGAATCGGTAGATGGTGTCAACTATACTTTTACGACTACTGAAGCCAAAACTGTTCTGAAAGAGAATGGTGTTTTTACATTTTCGTCAATTGAACTCAAACAGGGCACCCCACAGACGTATCGTCAGACCTATAATGATGTAACCAATCCCAAACATGAGTTTACATTACCCGATAGTTCCATTGATACAACTACTCTTCAGATTCTTGTACAAGAATCTAGTACGAATATTACATCAAAGGTCTTTACGCTCTCGTCAGATGCCACAGTTGCGAATTCCACTAGTCAAGTATTTTTTCTAGACACTACGACGAACAACCAATATAAGATTCGTTTTGGTGATGGAACGATTGGCACAGCCTTATCTAACGGGAATATTGTGATTAGTTCGTATTTGGCAACAGATGGCGATGTTGCGAACTATGCAAATAGTTTCTCCACGGGTACGATTGCAGGATTCTCTACTGTTCTCGTGACACCAATCTCGGCTGCGTCTGGTGGCGCAAGTCAAGAAGATTTGACTTCAATCAAATATCGCGCACCACTAGCCTACACCTCGCAGAATCGCATGGTCACGTCGCTGGACTATGAAACAATAATTCGCAATAAATATCCAGCATTTCAAAGTTTAGCTGTGTGGGGTGGCGAACAACAAGATCCTCCCGTATATGGAAAAGTCTTCTTGTCATATTTACTCAGAGAGAATGTGGTTATTAATGAAACAGAAAAACAAAGAATTTTGAATGAGATTGTCATTCCGAATTCTATGATTACGGTGACCCCACAATTCATTGATCCTGATTTTGTATATTTGTTGTTTGAAGTATTTATTGATTATACTAACAAAGTAACAACTCAAACAGCAGGGGAAATAGAAGCATTATCGCGAACAGCAATTCAGACTTATATGGGATCTGAGTTTAATAAGTTCGGTGGCGTCCTAGTTCCTTCTCGTTTAGAACGTACTGTAGATGATGTATCACCGGCGATTATTGGAAATCATATTATGATTCGTCTTCAAAAACGATTTACTCCATTATTGAATACACTGAAGACATATACAATTGATTTTGGATTCCCAATACATCGTGGCGGTTTAACAGATATCTCAACATCAACGGGATTTTATATCTTTGATTCAACAGAAACACAGAGACTTGCTTTTATTGATGAGGAACCTAATTCATTTACGGGTGTTGATGATATTTTGATTGATAATCCTGGTTTTGGTTATATTGAAACACCAACAATTATTATTACGGGTGATGGCGTAGGCGCGACAGCTCAAGCAACAATCGTCAATGGGCAAATTACAAAAATTGAATTATTGTCTCGCGGTCAAGGATATACTCGTGCTCTCGTGTTAATTGAAGGTGGCGGTGGATCTGGTGCTACGGCTACTGCTGTGATTGTGGCTCGCTATGGAACGCTGCGAACCTTCTACTATAATGATTTGGCTCAAAAAGTCATTATCAATGCAAATGCAGGAACAATTGATCATAATCTCGGACGATTAACTTTACCTAATCTGAAAATTATAAGCGTTGATGCTCCCGATGGATTAATTCGTATTAATGCTGAGTCAGAAGAGGGTGTATTGACTGCAACAAAAAATCAAATTTTGCGTTTAGATACAACCGATTCTACAGCATTACAAATTACAGCAGTGTTATAATTAATGAGTCACGGCGCACTATTATCCAGTTTGGTTCGGTATCAACTGCCCGAATTTATTCGTGCAGATTATGATACTTTTGTCGCATTTGTTGAAGCCTATTATGCTTATTTGGAACAGACGAATAAAGCCACTGACTTTGGCAAACATCTACTTCAATATGACGATGTGGATCGCACATTAACTGAATTTGAAGAATACTTTGTTCGCACATTTCTTCCGTTAATTCCCAGCGATTTAATTGATGATAAATCGGCATTAATCAAAGTCGCCAAACAGTTCTACGCATCCAAAGGCACTGAAAAATCTTTCAAATTTTTCTTCCGCGCACTCTATGGCGAAGAAATTGATGTCACTTATCCAAAAGATTTTATTCTTCGTGCGTCGGATGGTCATTATCAAAAACGAATTTCGTTACGATGCGAGCATGAATATTATTCGTCTGCTGAAGGTGATGGCCTTACACAAACATTCCGATTAATTGAAACAATTGCAACCGCATCAGATTTAGAAGTGTATATTGATGATGTTCTTCAAACAACAGGATACACCTTCTCTCTCAATAATCCGACTTGCACATTTACTACTGCGCCGACAAATGGATCAGTGATTAAGTTTGTGTATTTCTCTAATCAATTATTAGATGCGATTAATAGTGGAGAAAAATTTCTTGAAGTGATTGGATCCACTAGTGGGGCAACTGCATTAATTGAAGAGGCCAATGAAACTTATATTGGCGGCGAACGTATTACCGAATTTTTCATTACTCAGACTTCAACAGCCAATTTTGTACAGGGTGAATTGATTACGTCTCGTTATTATTACACCGAAACACAGTATTTGACATTATCATTTACTTTGTTGTCTATTCTTGGTTCTATTACCGTGGTTGACGGAGGAGCCAGTTATAACGTGGGCGATCCTGTCTTAGTGGTGGGTGGTGGTACTACTGATACCGCAAATGCAGTTGTTGAAAGTATCTACACTTCAATTATCACCCAGATTCTTATTTTGAAGGGTGGTGCTGGATTCCGAGAAGGAGATCTTGTCAATATTCTTTCTACGCCGAATACTGGATTGACGATGGCGGTTAGTGGCGTTGATGACAGCGAAACCTATCATTCTAATACAATCTATATCAATAGAGATATTATCTCTCTTTATGAAAATGTGGCGGTGAGTGCGGCAGATTATGGATTTCCTGTTGCTGGGGCGGAAGATGAAAATACCCGAATTATTGACGCATTGAGTGATGGTTCTGTCACGGGATTAGGACCTGTCACTAACGTACAGATTCTCAGTAGCACCGTTGAATTTTCTTCCTTGCCTGTTCTAGATATTGAATCACCGATTTTTACATTTACAGCTAACACGGCATCATCCAATACAGCCAATGGGGTTCTCAGAGTTGTTGATTTGGGTATTTTGGGACGCATGAATGTGATATCAGGGGGAACTGGATATGTTCCTGGTGATGAAATAATCTTTACAAATATCACATCAAATACTACAGGATATGGTCAGGGATGGGGCGCAGCAGCCGAAGTGACTTCCGTTTATTTGGCAAATAATGGTATTGAGACTGTAAAGTTTCAGCCTGCTCGTATTGATGGAACAGTCAGTACAAGTGTATCAGATATCGTGGTTACAGGAAATGGAACAAATTTTCTTGGTGAATTAATTGTTGGGGATCGTATTGAAATTAATAATGAATCCCGTTATATTAATACGATTACCAGTAATACCTCACTGAATGTCAATGTCGCTTGGACTAAAACATCAACGGGTCGTAAATTAGGATTATATGGTAGAACCTTTGTGGGGGGAGAACGATATCGTCAAGATTATCTTCCTACTGTAACAATTTCGTCTGCAAACGGAAGTGCGACTGGTGCAAATATCGTCGTCGAGGCTATCTATAGTGACGGAGAAGAATTATTGGCGGATTCGCCGTTTGATCCAGGACAAATTCGTTCAATTCTCATCACTCATCGCGGATCGGGTTATACCAGCACCCCACTCATCGATTTAACAGGTAAGGGTAATGGTCTTGCCACTGCAATTGCGGAACTCTATGCGTCACGATTCACATATCCAGGTAAGTTTTTAACAACAGATTCGTTATTGAGTTCAGATCGACGACTGCAAAATCGCGATTATTATCAAAATTTTTCTTATGTAATTGAATCTCGTGTTGGATTCCCGCGTTATAAACAGATTTTGTTGGATCTTCTTCATCCATCGGGTATGAAGGTCTTCTCTGAATATATTATTGATGAAGAGATGATAGCGATTTCATCAATTGTTGAAACTGATGCATTAACACTAGAAAGAACATTAGACGGTACAGTTAATGTTGGTAATGGATCAGTCATTGTCACGGGAACGAATACCACATTCAATGTCGCAAATAGTCTAGGATATCTGATTCCTGGGGGCACTATTATCGTTAATAATGAGGCGAGAACTGTAAATACGATTATAAATAATACTAGTCTAACAGTGCTATCAACATTTGATTATACAGCAAATGATCAGACTTATATCGGTATCGTAAACGCTTAATCTATGCCAAATTTAACCTATCAGACTCTTGGTTATCATCACTCGGTTCAGTTCGCTGAAGGATTCTCTGAACCTGAAGCGACTGTTGGGTATGTCATTCTCGGAAAATCGTCTCAGTGGAATGCAAATGACACACCTCCAACTATTGTTGATACCGAATATTCAACCTTTGATATAATGAATGCATCTTTTGGAGGCAAGAAAATTGTCGGAAATGATGTGTCATTAGTGATTCCTAGAAAAAACTGGTCAGCAAATACTATTTACACTTCCTATAATGATCGAGCAAATTCGATATTTTCAACAGCAAATGGCCAGTATGTCTATACTTCAGATGGAGTCGTCTATCGTTGTTTGAATAACGCAAATAATTCTCCTTCAACTGTTGAACCTTCGGGTGATTATAGTATTGACAATGGGTTTATTGAAACAGCGGATGGATATGTGTGGAAGTATGAATATGCCATTGTGTCATCCAATAAGTTTATTACGACAGATTGGATTCCCGCACCAACCTTCCAAACAGTTACCTATTATGGGTCATCAAATAATGTAATTGACGGGGCAGTCTCTCAATTGATCGTTGAATCGGGTGGAACAGGATATGGTAATACTAACACTACGATTACTATCGTAGGAAATGGTGCGGGGGCCACAGCAAATGCAATTGTATCAAATGGGGTTCTTCAATCATGTAACCTGTTGACGGTCGGTTCAGGATACACCTATCAGAATTGTACTGTTGAAGTAACAGGAAGCGGATCAGGAGCGAATGTTCGCCCCGTTCTGTCGCCATATGGCGGACATGCCTTTAATCCCGCGAGAGAATTGAGTTCTAATACTGTTATGATTTCTATGAAAATAGGAAGCGGGGACTCTACCGAAGGCGGAAAAATCAGCGCCAATAATGATTTTCGCCAAATTGGATTATTACTTGGCCCATATAAATATAATACGAATACAGAGATTTCATCAGCAAATGCAAATGCTTCTGTTTTGCTTGCAACTACGATTTTGGTTACAACGGGATCAGATTTTAATCGCGATGAAATTGTTTATCAAGGTACTGATCTTGCGAATGCGACATACAGTGCGGTTGTAACTGATTATTTTGTAAACGATATCTTTGTGACTGAACAAAGCGGAACTATTCAACTTGGTGGAGTCTTGAAGGGAAATACGACAGCGGTGACACGAACTGTTGTAAATGCGACCCCACCAGAATTAGATCCTCGCAGTGGATCGCTTGTATATGTTGAAAATCGTTCACCCATCACTCGGGCAATAGACCAGGCAGAAAACATAAAATTTGTCATTTCATTCTAGGTAAATATCTATGGCACTTGATCTGTCCCAAAATCCATACTTTGACGATTACGATGAAACAAAAGATTTCTATCGATTGTTGTTTCGTCCTGGTTACGCAGTTCAGGCTCGTGAACTGACGCAGATTCAAACTGGTCTTCAAAAGCAGATTGATCGCTTTGGATCATATGTGTTCAAGAATGGATCGATGGTATTAGATGGGCAGACGACCATTGAAACAGAACATATCAAGTATCTAAAATTAGAACTGACAAATTTTTCCAGCGAAACTATTGATGTTACCGATTTTCTGAATACTTTTATTGTTGATACGACTAGTCGCGGAGTTCGCGCTTATGTTATTGCAGTAGACGATGGTGCTGATGGTAATTCGCCAACATTGATGGTAAAATATGTGTCTGGCGCTGAGTTTATTGATGGGGAGAACTTACAAACCGAAGATGCCCTGTATACTGCTACAACAATTGCCGTATCTTCAAGCGGTAATGGGTCAATTTGTTCTATTGGCGATGGTATTTTTTATGTGAACGGATTCTTCGCTCGCGTGGGCGCACAGACAATCATTTTAGAACGGTATACAACAACTCCATCATATCGTATTGGATTAGAAATAGGAGAAACTGTTACCGATGAGAGTCAGGACACTACATTACTAGATCCTGCTCTTGGATCATCGAACTATCAAGCGCCAGGAGCCACTCGATACAAAGTTACATTGACGTTCACTAAACGTAGTCTAACGAGTACCGATGATTCTTCATTTATTGAATTATTGCGTGTAGAAAATGGTGAGTTACTCAAAAAGATTTCTTATCCTCAGAATTCAGAACTTGAAAACACGCTGGCTCGTCGAACCTATGATGAATCTGGTAACTATCTTGTTCGACCTTTTCAAATTGCCCTTACTGATCATAACACATATGCCAATGCATTCAATGTGGTTATGGAAGCTGGCAAAGCCTATGTATTAGGATACGAGTTTGAGACGATTGCTCCGACCACAATTCAAAATGAACGCGCTCGTGATGTGGCTAACGTCTACAATTATCCGTTGACAGTCGATTATCAGAACTATGTCGATGTCACAAAACTATCGGGTCCAATTGCGTTAGATACGTTAGCTCCATTAACCATTCATTGCGTCAATACTGCATCTATTGTTACAACAAGTCCAACAACTGCATCAGCAACAAATATCGGAACTCTTCGTATCCGTGCTATTGATTATCAATCGGGAGCAAATGCAACTTCTATTAGTACGGGAATTTGGCGTACCTATGTGATGGATGCAAACGTTGCGTCTCGTTCAGCGAACTGTGGCGGAACAGGAACAGCCAATACCATTCAATTAGATTCAAACGCATCAAGCGTTACTGATGCCTATGCTGGCGTCAAAATTCGAATCGTAACGCATGACGGAACATCATACAGCGAAGTTCGTCAAATTACCGCATATGATGGATCAACAAAAGTTGCAACGGTATCAAGAAATTTCTCTTTTGGAGTACCAACAACAGCGACGATCTTCTCGCTCGATTATGAATTCAAAGATTCAGAATCGTTTGTATATGGATCCAGCAATGTCATTACAACGTCAATGGATATATCAAGCGAAAGCAAACTCTCATCGCTTGTTGATACCTATCAGGGTGCATATATTACCGATACAGATTTCAATCGGTCTATTCTTCAGTTCCCAAACTTTGCGATTGGCGATTCTGCTGTTGTAAATGGCATCCCGATCACTAATAGTGAATATTATGGTCGTAAACTCTACACACAGTCTTTTAGTTCAAATGTAATTAGTTTTACGACAGCATCTGGTATCACCTCTGCGGTCAACGGTTCTCCATTGAGTACTGCTGATGCGATTGATAATATTCTAGTAGTCACAACAAGTGCTGGTACATTAGCAAATAATCAGGTGATCAACTTTGCTGCTGCGGCCAATACCGTGGCGGTTGCAACGGCTGGTAATACCTCAACCTATACGATCACTGTTCCCGATGCGGGATCTCAGAGTGCTAAAGTATATGTCAAAGTCAAACTGCCGTATTCACATACATTAGGCAGTCTGCGCAAATCTAAGCAGGTTCAAACAGCCAATACTACAATTATCGATACAAGCGCACCCACTAGCGTCTCATCAGGAATTACTTGGTATAAGCAATCGGGTACTCAAGGCGCGCAAGTGGTGTTCTCATCTACAGCGATTGGTGATCTTCAAACTCCGAATAGGGCACAATCAGTCTATACTGCTGATGTGATCTCTCTGGCTGGCGTCTATGATTTTGGTTCCAATACGGCCACAACAGCGAATTTGCCTTATGCGACAAATTTGACATCCAGTTATTCTCTCAATAATGGACAGAGCGATAACAGTTATGATCATGGTTCTATTACCTTATTGCCTAATCGTCGTGGACCATCGGGCAACACAGCAGTCTATCTCAACTATTATGAACACACGGGATCCGGCTATTTGACGGTGGATTCGTATATTGATGCTGGAGTGTCGTATTCGGACATTCCAACCTATACCTCACCACAATCTGCCCAAGTGTATTATCTACGGGATTGTGTGGATTTCCGTCCTCGTCGCAAGAATGGCGATACGGCAGGATTGTTTGATGAGACGATCCTCGGCACTTCAGGCACTAACTTCGAAACTGATTTCTGTTACTATTTGCCTCGTATCGATAAAGTGATCTTGACGAAAGATCGAACCTTTGAAGTGATTCGCGGCGTGTCTACATTGAATCCATTGCCTCCAGCGGATCAATCGAATGCGATGACGTTGTATACATTGGCTCTGCCAGCCTACACCGATGATCCAGCAAATATTCGCATCAAGTATATTGATAATCGTCGGTATACGATGCGAGATATCGGGGTATTAGAAAAGCGTATTTCTAATCTTGAATATTATACATCGCTCAATTTATTAGAACAAGACGCAAAAAATCAACAAATTATTGATGACGAGACAGGATTGAACCGATTCAAAAATGGGATTCTCGTTGATCCCTTTAAAGGTCATAATATCGGTGATGTGACAAAGACAGATTATATCTGTGCGATTGATCAACAGAATCAGGAATTGAGACCGCCATTCTTAATTGAAAATTACCCATTGACAATCAATGAGGGAAATTCTAACAATTATGAACGGAATGGATCGATTGTCACGATTAGTTATGTTGAAACAGCATTTGTGGAGCAACCACTAGCATCAACCTTTATTAATGTCAATCCATTCAACACTGTATCCTTTATTGGACAATTGAAATTAGATCCTTCTTCAGATACGTGGGTGGACACGAATCAACGTCCCGATGTGCTGGTTAATACCGAAGGCGATAATGATGCGTGGGCAATACTTGCGCAAGTGGCAGAACGAGAAGCCCCCAGTATTTTTGGAACGGTCTGGAACAACTGGCAGACGCAGTGGACTGGTATTTCTAATGTGCGCGATCAAGTGATCAATCCTCAATGGCGTGGCTGGTTGGGTGGATTAGGACGTGTCGTTTGGGTTACTGATAACATCATTCAGAATACACTGGCGGATGTGACGCAGCATCAAGGTCGCACCGGTATTCAGACCACATTCTCTACTGATGTGATTACACGATCATTGGGTAATCGGGTGGTGGACACTTCAGTGGTTCCGTATATCCGAGAAAGTGGTATTTTGTTTGTTGGATCAGCCTTCAGACCAAATACCGCGATGTATGGATTCTTTGATAATACATCAGTGCAATCCTATCTCAATCGATCAAATATCATTGAACTTTCTGGAAATACTGCGAACTATATTGACACGTATCAGAACGGTGAAACTGTTCGCGTCTATGATCCTGCGACAAGCAGCAATCTTGCTACAGCAATTGTGGTCACAAATCGTCATAATGCAACGACCACAAACGTTTCAGTCATCAATATTTCTGCTGGAGATGATGCGAATATTGGTAATGTACGAATTGTTAATTCAAATGCTACCTTCTTGATCGGAGAAACGTCGGGTTCTAATACCCGAATCGCCGGATACCATCATTATTCTGGTGCAGTATATGCTGGTTCGTCAAATACCGTTACGATCTCAAATGATGTCTTGTCATCGAATACAGCATCATCTTACGCAACGAAAACAATTTATATTACATCAGGAACTGGTTCGGGACAATCTAAAACAATTTCATCGTATAATACATCATCAAAGTTGATTACCGTTTCGGGCACTTGGTCAACAAATCCCGATAATACTTCAACCTATTCAATTGGAACGTTGACGACTGATCCTCGAGGTGAAATATCTGGCGTCTTTAGTTTGCCCAGCAATGATAGTGTTCGTTTCAGAACGGGTGAACGCATCTTCCGTTTAGTCGATGTTCAAACAGGAGATTTGACCAGTTCGACAACGAATGGTGATGCTCGGTATTTTGCACAAGGATTACTTCAGACGACGGAACAGACGATTTTGTCAACTCGGGCACCTGTGATTCGTCGAACCAGTTTGACGGAAGAACGTGATTTAGTTTCAACCGTTGTTCAACGATCCCAAGTCATTGGTCAAGCTGTTGTAGGATATTGGGATCCGTTGGCGCAAACATTCTTGGTTGATCAGAATCAATATCAGAATGGCGTTCAAGTTACCTCATTGCGATTAGTCTTCAAGAGTAAGGATGAGAATATTCCTGTGCAAGTTCAGTTGCGTCCTGTGGTGAATGGTTATCCACACTCTTCGCAGATTGTACCATTCTCAGATGTGACGTTGAATCCTGAAGACGTAAGAATTGTGTCACAGAGTACATTATCTACTCGGTTAGCAGACACTACACTTACTCCACCATTACAAGATGCAGCATTCTATACTGAAGTGCGGTTTACTGCGCCAGTCACACTTCAAACGGGTCAAGAATATGCAATCGTACTAATTGCAAATAGTACTAATTATGAAGTATACCTGGCGCAAGTCGGTCAAAATATTCTCGGTACGGATCGGTTGATTTCTTCTCAGCCGTATCTGGGTTCATTCTTCAAATCTCAAAATGCATCTACTTGGACTGCATCTCAAGATCAAGATTTGATGTTCCGATTGATGCGAGCAAATTATGATGTTGTTACAGCAAATGTGGAATTTGTTGTCACTCCATCAGATGCCCCATCAGCCAATGTTCCAATGGATACTTTCTATATTACCTCCAGTAATCTTGTGTTGCCGAATACCAGTCTCTCTTCGTATTATGCGACAACCTTAGCCTCTGGCGGTAATCAAGAAGTCTATCGTCCTTTTGATATTGAAAACAATAGCTTCTTTGAAGATACATTGGGTCGTCGTGTCATTACCAATGATAATGAATCATTCAAAGTGCGAATGTATTTGAATAGTAATAATAGAGAGATCTCTCCGCTGGTGGATATGGAACGATTGAGTGTGTTAGCAATAGAAAATCGTGTAAATACACTTGGTCTAGCTAACAGTGACATCTCAATCACCAGCAGTACATCAACCTTTGCCAACTCTAATGTCTCAATTACGATTAGTGGTGGTGGCGGATCTGGTGCGAATGCGTATGCAGTTATCACAAGCAATACGCTTTCATCAATTGTAGTTGATGCTGCGGGGTCTGGATATACTGGAACACCAACCATTACCATTACTGGTGGCGGTGGAACTGCGACGGCTGCGATTGTAGGCGAAACATCTTCATCTGGTGGCCCAGGATATGCACGATATATCACTCGTAAAGTAGTGTTGTCAGATGATATGGATGCGGGTGATTTGAGAGTGTATTTGACAGCCTATAAACCTACTGAAGCGAACATCTATGTCTATTATAAACTGTTATCATCTGATGATGCGAACGATTTTGATGGTCAGACATATCAGTTGATGACCTGTATTCAGGGGTATAATAATGTGTCGTTGAACTCAACAGACCTCAAGGAGTTCGTCTTTGCCCCAGGAACGGCGAATATTCCGTCTAATCAGATTTCCTATAATAGTTTTACGAATTTCCGTTACTTTGCGATCAAGATTGTGATGACATCTACAAATACAACACGAGCGCCAAGAATTAAAAATTTCCGTACTATTGCAATTCCATCATTATCATGAACCAAATAAAGATTACTAACACAGAGTTTGTACGCGATATGAATTCACAAGCAGTACTAAATACAGATGTCTCTGGGTTACAACAATTTGAGTTAGCGCGAAAGCGATTGAAGACTGAACGAGCAGAACGATCCGAAACTAAAGATCGTCTACAACAACTTGAACAAAGCATGTCTGAATTGAAAATGATGATCGCGGAACTCATCGCCCTCAAAGGAACTCATGGCAATCGATAATATTACCAAGGCCAATACGTTCGGGCAATGGCTTTCGACCACACAATCATTGGTGGCTGTTGCGAATGCGTTGACGGATGGTCCCACTTTTACGGCAAATACTGTACTAAGTCTGACTCATAGTGGTGAAACACTTAATGTCGCGAATACTGCAGTATTTACGGGAAATGTTGCAATTACTGGTAGTGGTTGGGGACTGAATGTCTCTAATAGTGTCTATGTAGGTGGAGATTTACTCGTTGGTGGGAATGTTACTCTTGATGCAATTGGATTTGATGATTTAACTGTTTCGGGTAATGCATCAATTGTTGGATCTACTACAATTGGTGGTGATACCGCTCTCGGTGGATTGTTAACAGTTGATGATACGGCGACATTTAATGGTGTCGTTGCGATTACTGGTAGTGGTTGGGGACTGAATGTCTCTAACAGTGTCTATGTGGGCGGTAATCTCTTAGTCGGTGGAACGGTAACGCTGGATGCAATTGGATTCAATGATCTTTCTGTTGCTGGTAATGCAGCAATTACTGGTAATGAGACTATTGGAGGAACTCTTTCTGTCACTGGTATCTCCACGGTGACCAATGTCTTTTTCAGTACAGCATTCGCGAACACAGGATCCATTCAAGTTTATGATGCAACTGTGTTAAATACAGCGACGGTTAATATTTTGAGTGGCAACTCAGTCAATCAATTTGATCCTGCTGGTACAGGTGTGGCTATGGCAATTGCGCTCGGATGATAATATAAATACGGAATAAAGGATAGTATATGGCTAATACTTTTAAATCAAATTTGAGTGCGAATCTTGTGACGACTGGGAATACAGTCTATACCTGTCCCTCAGCAACACAAACAACACTCATTGGATTGTCAGTGGCGAACAAAGGCGCATCCACAATCACCGCGAATGCGTATATTACTCGATCTGCGGTGGATTATGCGTTGATCGCGAGCGCACCGATTCTGTCGGGATCGACGCTGGTGATTGTCGGTGGCGATCAAAAGGTCGTGTTACAAGCGAGTGATGTATTGAAGGTCGTTGCATCGGCCAATGGTGTCGCTGATTGCGTGGCCTCACTCTTAGAGATTACATAACGAGGTTACTGTGGGATATCTCGGAAGTACCTATTCAACATTTGATCCAACCAGAACAATTGGCGCACCGCGAGATGCTGATCGCTTCTCAGGCAATGGGTCAACAACTGCGTTTACTCTGACTCGTTCAGTTGATTCTCCAACTGACATTGAAGTCTTTGTGGGAAATGTGCGTCAGGAACCACTGACTTCCTATAGTGTGTCGGGAACCACTCTAACATTTACAGGAGCTCCTGGATCGGGCACGAATAACATCTATGTAATCTATCGTGCATTCAACAGCAACATTACGGTCACACTGCCCGATGGCGCAGTGTCCTCAGCTAAACTGGCTAATAACATTCGGTTGTTTACGGTTGATAACTACACTGCCAATGGTTCAGCCACGAGCTTTGCGTTGTCGGAGACGCCAGCCAGTGCCAATACGTTGATGGTGGCAGTGAACGGAATTCTGCAGAGTGCGCCGAATAACTATACGGTGTCGGGTTCCACGATTACCTTTACCAGTGCGCCAGCAGTCAATGCGAATGTGACTATTCGCCATTTGGGATTCCGAACCACCACAACGATTACAGCCTTAGCAGCGAATAGCACCATTACGCAGCCTGTTCTGAGTGGTAGCGTGACAGGAACCTATACTTTGGCTGGAACACCGACGATTAGTTCGCCGACACTGAGTGGCACAGTTGCGGGCACGTATACACTAGGTGGAACACCGACGATCCGAGTCGCTTCAGGCACAGCGGGAGCACCTTCGTTAGCGAATACTAATGATACTTTGACAGGAATCTTCTTCCCAGCTGCGAATACGATTGCGTTTTCCACAGCAAGCACCGAGCGTATGCGTCTCGACTCCTCTGGTAATTTGCAATTCAACTCTGGCTATGGCTCTGCTGCTACTGCTTATGGTTGTCGTGCTTGGGTGAACTTCAACGGTACGGGTACTGTGGCTATTCGTGCGAGTGGTAATGTGTCTTCTATTACTGATAATGGAACAGGTGAATATACAGTTAACTTCACCAACGCAATGCCTGATGCAAATTATTCGGCAATAGTAACAGGTGGTCCCGATAATAATAGTGTCGGAGGCGTTTTTGGCGAAGCCGCTTGTTATAACACCATAAGTACTTCAGCAGTTCGTATCGCCTTTATTCACCACGCAGGTTCTAAAGTTGATGACCCTTATTGCTTTGTAACAATCTTCCGCTAAAGGACAATTATGAATTCACGAATCATTTATCCAACTGACGATGGAGTGTCCGTCATTGTTCCAGCACCTGAGTGTGGTTTAACCATTGAGGAAATTGCCGCCAAGGATGTGCCAGTAGGCAAGCCCTATAAAATCGTCGATGTGGCAGACATTCCAACAGACCGTACATTTCGTGCAGCATGGGAAACAGAGATTACTGATCCAGATGGTCACGGTATCGGCCACGAGGCATGGTTTGCTGCACAAGAGTCATAACAGTTTCTGAACGCTAACTAAATATTGATACAAGGGGTTAAAATGATTACGATTAATATGTCCAAAGCAGTCAAGATTAAACAAGATCAAATTCGTGCTGAACGCAAACCATTGCTTGATGAACTTGATGTGAAATTTATGCGAGCCGTGGAATCTGGAAATGCTACGCTACAAGCTGAGATTGCTGCTAAGAAACAAGCCTTGCGGGATTGTACACAAGATCCAGCCGTGGTGAATGCAACCACGCCTGAGGAACTGAAGGCTGCACGACCAGCAGCATTGGCTTCGTAACACAAGAGTAGGATTGCTCGTATGCCGATTCAAGATCCCGTTATTGTTGCGAATACCTCGATTACGACGCCGACGATTAGTTCACCGACCATTAGCGGCACACCTGTGATGAGTGCGAGTGTAATTACTTCAGGGACAGCGAATACATCATTGTCAGGAACCGCAATTGACTTTACAGGTATTCCGTCGTGGGTGAAGCGAGTGACGGTGATGCTCAATGGAGTGAGTACAAGCGGTTCAAACATATTGTTATGTCAGTTAGGAACATCTTCGGGCGTTGTTATCAGTGGATATGTTGGTTCTGGTGGGGTAACAGGAATTTCAAATACCGCAGGAACCAGAACTGACGGGATTCCTTTGGAAGGTACAGGTTCAGCATCGTTCGCTATATCTGGATCTCTTATTCTCACTTTACTATCATCAAATACTTGGGTGGGATCGGGAACCTACGGAACGTCTGGAAGTAATTATTGTTTTTTTGGAGGGGGTTCTATTGCTCTGGGAGGAACATTGGATAGGGTTCGCATTACATCTGGCGGATCAACTGATACCTTTGACGCAGGTTCTATCAATATTCTCTACGAATAAGGATTTCTACAATGACACGCACAGAAATTAATGTTCAAACAGGTGAACAGAGAATTATTGAAGTGAGTCCAGAAGAAATTGCTGCACTTCAAGCCGCTGAAGAAGCTCGTCTGGCAGCGATTTCGTATACCGAGAAACGTCGTGCTGAATATCCCGATTTCCGTGACTATCTTGATGGTCTCGTCAAAAACGATCAAGCCCAGATCAATAAATATCTCGCAGACTGCGCTGCAGTCAAAGCCAAGTATCCCAAGCCTGAGTAGGAGCTGTCTTCATGGCGTTAACACAAGTCACTGGATCCCTCATCGCGAATACCACAATTGATACTCCGAATCTCACGGCTGCGTCGCAGTATATGGGATTCAAGAACCGCATCATCAACGGCGCGATGGGTATCTGGCAACGAGGTACTTCTTTTACTGGAATAAATAATGTCCCTACATACAGCGCAGATCGTTGGGCGGGGTTTGTTTCAGCGGTTGTATCTGGAGAACAGATCGTACAAAGCGCAAGCGTTCCTTCTGGTACGGGGTTTTTATACTCCGCTGCATTTGGTAGGACTGCCGCAAATACAAATACTAATTCAATATGGTTTAACCAGCTTATTGAATCAAACAATATGCGCGACTTAGCCGGTCAAACCGTTACTTTGTCATTTTGGGCTAAAACAGGCGCTAACTATTCTGGCGGGGCAATGACTGTAGGGATTGCTTCTGGCACTACAGCAGATCAATCTATATCAACATACAGTGCTGGACCTGCTACGGGATATACAGGATATGCGGCGGTTATAAACACTACGCAGTCTTTAACTACTACATGGACGCAGTATTCGTTTACTGGAACAGTCGGTTCAACCGCATTAGAACTCGCAGTTTCTTTTGCATACACACCCACTGGAACAGCAGGAGCCGACGACAACATCTACATCACCGGAGTCCAGCTAGAAAAAGGCTCTACAGCCACGAGCTTTGATTACAGACCGTATGGGACTGAGTTGATGCTGTGCCAGAGGTATTATCAAGCGGGGAAAATGTATTACGGCGGGTATGTTGCGGCGGCCGTGGGCCTTGCAACTTATAGCACTCTTCCAGTCCCTATGAGGGCTTCCCCTACGATTACAAATTCAGGCCAAACAAACGTGGGATGCTCTGGTTCGGCTGTTGCGGCAGTAGACTTTGCAACGTTGCAATTAACTGCTACTGGAAGTTCTGGTCCGGGCTTTGCCTCTGGTTCAAATTACACAGCATCTGCGGAGTTGTAAATGTATAAACAGTACAAAGACGTTATGACAAATGCTGTGGTAACACACGCAATTCTTCGCACAACTGACAACGCCTTCATCCCATTTGACCCCGCCAACACAGACTACCAAGCCTATTTGAAGTGGCTGGAAGAAGGCAACACGCCAGAATCAGTTACCATGACGTCACTAAATAGTACAGAGAGGGAGACGATCTAGTGGGTTATCTTGGGAATCAAATACTGGGTGGCAATCAGCAGGTCGAATATTTCTCGGGAACGGGAGCCCAGACACAGTTTGCGCTGTCTTATTCTACGGGCACTGAAGCCTCTGTTATTGTCTGTATTTCTGGTGTCAAACAGCAAGCTAGTACCTATTCTCTGTCTAATGGCAATCTCAATTTTACAACAGCACCACCCAGTGGGACGAATAACATTGAGGTGACCTATTTGGGTTTTGCTGTGCTGGCCACGCCCTATCTCAGTGCCGATCTGTATGGGATTATTCGAATCAATGCCAATGTCATTACTCAGAATTGTACCATTACCACGGGCTATAATGGCTCCAGTGCAGGACCGTTGACGATTGCGAATAATGTCACGGTGACCGTCGCGAATAATAGTGTCTGGCGAATCTTTTAGGAGCATATAGGATGCCGAGCAAACTTATTGTTGATAATTTTGAGAATAGTAGTGGCGTAGTTCTGTCGTATCCTGCTGCGAATACCACGCTGGTGGGAACGGATAGCACTCAGACGCTGACGAATAAAAGTATTGTCGCATCGCAACTCACGGGCACGATTGCCGCAGCGCGAATGCCAGCGGGGAGTGTGTTGCAGGTAGTCAATTACACGACTGGGGCAGTGGCAACGGGCACCGGCACGATCCCATCTGATGACACGATCCCGCAAAATACTGAGGGTGACCAGTATATGTCGCTGGCTATTACGCCCATCTCCGCAACCAGCAAATTGGTGATTGATGTTGTGGGACAATTTGCAAATGCTGCGGGTGGTGGTCGGTTTATGATGGCGTTATTTCAAGACACTACCGCAAACGCCTTAGCTGCGTCTACGCAAGGATTCGTTGATGCAGGAAAGCCGTTGATGCTGTCGCTCATACACTACATGACAGCAGGCACAACCAGTTCTACAACATTTAAAGTTCGCGCCGGAACATTGTCTGCGTCACCTGGAACGACAACATTCAACGGGACAGGCGGCGGACGGTTGTTGGGAGGCGTCTCATCGTCCTCCATTACCATTTGGGAGATTGCGGCATGATGCGCGATCAAGCAATTCGGAATACGCATCCATCAGTGCGAATGATTAATGAAGAGCGTTGGGCTTTTGATGCGGCTGGCAATCCTGTCGCTATCGACGAATCTCTCGTCGCCGCAGAAGTCGCTCGTCTGCACGCGGAGTATGCCGCCACACAATACCAGCGTGATCGTGCCAAAGACTATCCGTCCTTCGCCGATCAATTCGATCTGCTCTATCATGGCGGCTATGATGCGTGGAAGGCAGTGATTCAGGATATCAAAACCAAATACCCTAAATCGTAAGGATACGGCATGGCAGGAACTGTTGCAGTTAGTCAGATTCAGTTTGATAATGGTGCGGGAAATACCGTCACCATGATGGCTCCATCCTCCAATCAAACGTACACCTTTACGTTACCATCAGCCAATACGGGCGCACTGTTGGTCGCGAATAATATCGTGCAACTGGCTGCGGGATCCGCAGGGGGACCATCCGTGACAGCGAATACGGATACGGCGAGTGGATTGTTCTTTCCTGCTGCGTCAACAGTGGCATTCTCCACTGCGAGTACCGAGCGTATGCGTCTCGACTCCTCTGGTAATTTGCAATTCAACTCAGGATACGGCTCTGTTGCTACAGCCTACGGTTGCCGTGCTTGGGTCAATTTCAATGGCACGGGTACGGTAGCTATTCGATCATCTGGGAATATCACTTCAATTACTGATAACGGTGGAACGGGATCATATCGAGTCAATATCACGAATGCACTGGTCGATGCCAATTATGGCGTCGTTGGAACCTCCACGCTAGGCGATGCCGTCAATGCCGGCGATACTGGACGTCCTATCTCCATTCGCTCTCTGACGACGAGTAACTGTGAAGTTCGTATCACAGATGGTGGTACAGGTGTAGATTGTTTGTATGTCAGCGTGGTAATTTTTCGTTAATCGCATTATAGGAAAATCATCATATGAATTCACGAATCATTTATCAAAACGACGAAGGTGGTGTGGACATAATCATTCCAGCCAAAGAGTGCGGTCTAACCATTGAAGAGATCGCCGCCAAGGATGTTCCTGCAGGCAAGCCCTATAAAATCGTCGATGTGGCAGACATTCCCTCAGACCGCACATTTCGTGCAGCATGGGAAACAGAGATTACTGATCCAGATGGTCACGGTATCGGCCACGAGGCATGGTTTGCTGCACAAGAGTCATAACAGTTTCTGAACGCTAACTAAATATTGATACAAGGGG